CGCTGGTATGTAGCAATCAGCGGACAGAAAATCAGATTTTTTAACGGCCCCGGCGGTCTGTTTAATTTCTTAGGTACAACCTTAATTAATGACACAGACCAACATTACTTTTGTGTTGATAGGTTCGGCACAGACCCAAATAACCTCAGCATATCCTTAGACGGCATCATAGAGAATACTGTCTCAAACAATAATACGATTGGGTCTGATAGCGCAACAGTGGGGCTTAACTTTATGGCCCTACCGGATAACTCCTTACCGTTCCAAGGGTCAATGGATGGTTTCAGAATCTCGAACGGCACATCATTGTACCAGAACGCTAACTTTGCACCTCCCACAACGCCACCGATTTAAGGGGAAACAATGACGATTAAAAAAGACACACCAATAGCACGACGTAAAGACCCAGAGGTTGACGGGGTTTATGATTGGGACACCTACGGGTCAAACACCTCATTTATCCAAGAAGTAGGCCACCACGCCCCAACTCTTGCCCAGCTTAATGCTGATGGTTATCTATTGGCGACTGAGACGGTTTATGACCCATTAACCCACAAGCTCGTTGAACCATACGCCGATAGTTGGGGGGACGACGGGGTGTATGTTACCATGGAAACGGTTGCTTTGACGGCTGATGAGATAGCTAACAACTCTATAATAGCATTAGCGGCAAAGGTGCAGTTAATAGAGGACGGCCTTGACGGCATGATAGACGAGACAGCCAAATCACAAAGATACGGGACTATAAGCATGTCACCTACAGCAGCCTGTCTTGCTTATGTAGGTTATGATAACCCATATAGGGAGGAGGCCGAGGCGTTCGGAATTTGGAAGGCTTCAATCTGGCCGATAGTCTTTCAGATACAGGAAGATTATCTTAAAGGTCTAAGGCCAGAGCCGACACTTGAAATAATTATCAGCGAATTGCCACCGATGGAGTGGCCTATAATTTAAAGTGGCGCCATTATGAGCATAGACGTTTTTATAAATTATCAAGATGTTTGGTTTGATAGCGATGACCTGTCTTGGTACTTTGGGCCGTTTGATGATGCCCTGACCGGTTGCGTTCTTGTCAATCCAAGAATGTCATCAGATGCTTGCCTTGCTGTTGGCCCGGTTATGTCCGGATCTCTTGCGGCTGGCGAATTGTTACAAGGAGTTTTCACGGTGAAACCTAATGAGTGAAAGAGAAATTGTATTTGTTGCCAATGACAATCTGTTTGTCTTGTCCGGGGTTGCTTTGGCTTCAGACGGATCAGCCATCAATGATGCCGTTGTCGTAATGACGATCAAAGATAGCTCTGGAACTGATGTCACCGGCGTGACTTGGCCGGTTGTCATGGCGTTCACTGGCACAGACGGCCAATATTCAGCCACAATTGAAGAAGAGGCAGGGTTTGTTGATGATGCCGGTTACACCGCTTTTGTTGACGCTGAAACACCTGGCGGGATAACTGGCCATTGGGAAGTTCCCCTTGGCGCTGAAACAAGGGAATGTTGAGCTTTAACAAGTAAAAATATTAATAAATAGCAAGGGGGTTATGATGCCTAATAAAAAATATGCCGGAGAAGAGAGAAGAGAACACCAACCGTGCGATATATGCGTAAAAGACGATTTTGCCACGGTTAAAAAGTTAGTGTTTGTTATCTTGATATCTTGCATATTAAGTGGCGGGGTTGGTGGTTGGGTTGCTTTTGGTGCAGATGGGAAGGACAGCCAGCAAGATTCACGGATAACAGCCGTGGAGACTAATCAGTCAAGCATTTTGAGAAATCAGGAGACACAAAGCGCCAAACTTGACAGGCTAATAGATTTATCAACTCAGATAAATATTCAGGTGCAGACCCATATTGCACGAAATCCAGGGTAAGGCATGGGGATTAAACTAAAAATGTTTTCTTGGCCATGGAAAAGAAAAAGAATAGTTGCAAAGCCAAGGCCGGCCGCTGAAGTAATTATCAAGCGCGGCCCAAGCACTGACCAAGGAACCTTTGGCACCCTTTATGGCCCTAACGGTTTCACATGCAAAATTATTGAACTTCCTGACCGGGGCAACAAAACAAACATTTCAAGAATCCCGGCCGGGCGGTATAAAGTTGTTCCGTATAATTCAAAGAGATTCCGTAAAGTTTATCATCTTCAAGATGTTGAAGGCCGGACATACATCTTGACACATTCGGGCAACCTGGCCGGCGATGTGTCAAAAGGTTTCCGGACTCATTCACATGGTTGTATTTTACTTGGCAAATATTTTGGTGTTCTGAATGGCCAACGGGCGGTTATGTGTAGCCGCAATGTTTTAAGGTCATTCAGTAATCTAATGGGCGAACGACCATTCACCCTTGAAATAAGAGAGGCGGCTTAAAATGGATTTTACGGGCATTCTTGGGGCTATTGCAAGTGGGGCCGGTGGCGGGATCATCGGCGGTGTTCTTGGCCTTGGCAAAAAGTTTCTTGCTGATCGGCATGAAAAGGCCATGATGAAAGAAAAGCGGGAAGAAAGGCAAGCTGACCGGGATCATGATCTTGACCTTGCTGACAAAGAAATAGAAAGGGATATTAAAGCGGCAGAATCCAATCTTCAACAGGCAATGTTTGAAGCTGACTCAGCCGCTTTGACAACGGCGTCCAGCAACCAAGATGCAGAAATAACGGCGTTGTCATCGTCCCTGAATGATTCTTATAAGTGGGTCAAAAGCCTGGCCGCCTTGATGTTTTCCTGTGTCACTGTATGTGGGAAGATGGTCAGGATCGTTTTGACAATTGCTTTGGTTTATCAGACTTTTGACATGTTCAATGGACTGAACACCGCTCTTGGTGGCTTGGCTACCTTGCCTGTTACTGATCTGGCCGCGATATTTAAAAAAATAATCTATTCAATTTTGAGCATGACCGGCATGGCCGTTGGTTTTTGGTTTGTTGCAAGGCCGGAGAAGGCAAACCGGCAATAAATAAAGCTTTCCCCTGGGGGCCTAACCTCACCCCCTTTCACCTGAAGGCCGCCGGGACTCATCCACCCGGCGGCCTTCTTCTCTTTTTTATTTTATGTAGCAACTAATACCCTGCCTGTTCCCTTACAATCTACGCAATCACATTCTGTCCCTAGCGGCCCATAATTCCACCATCCAGATCCTTCACATTCCAAACAATCACATTCCCCAACACCGGGAAACAATATCACCACTTTTCTTTTTACCCCTACGTGATTACATCCCCTGTGGTAAATAACTCTTTTTTCTATTTTGTAGTCCACACCTTTTTGCATACATGACATTTATGTGTCCTTCCTAGATTATAATGAATAAATGGAGAGGTTCCGCATTTTGGGCAAACAGTTTCTTTCACAATATCACCCCGCCAAGGTTGGATTGCACCGGCCACATCTGTCATCATTGCCGACAGCGGCCACGGATCGCAGGCATTCACGGCATTGATAAATATTTTCAGTCTGGTTGCCCTTGTGAATCAGGATCTTGGCCGGGCATAGATCGGGCCGTTTGTTCATATTGGCCCAAGCGTTCACAATAGCTGAAGGACGGTCAAGAATGATTTGAAGGATCAGCCGCCAGATGATGCCCAAGGCCCGGGCCTTCATAATGATTTCAATTGCTTTTTTCATGTTATGGTTATCAGCCATCTTTTTCACCTATTGCTTTTTTTATTGCGGCCATTTGCTTGTCTAATAAATGACCAGGCAAATGGTTTTCTAGCAACGCAACGGTTTCTTCCAAGGCTTCAAGCAATTCAGGGGCGGCGGTCATCAACCTTGCGTTGGCCTCTTGTGATTGGATGCCGTTAGTGCCGCCACCTTTAGGTATAGAAGCAATGGGTCGCTCAACGTCATCATCCTGTTTTATGATATGCCCTTCTATCGTTGCAAAAGGATTGTTGAAATCTGTCTTCCATGGGCCTGGGGTAAATTTCTTTTTGCTCATTGTTTTCACCTATATAATTCTTTCATGTTGGGGGAAGATGTCAAAAATAATCTGACGAATCATTTCACATTGATCATCCGGAGAAAAGTTGCCGACATATAACGGTTTCAAAATATAAAGGGAATTACATTCTGAAAAGTCTGGCATCCGATCTATATCAACGGGGTAATAGGCAACAAATATTTTGTTTGTATCGGCCCATTCTTCAAGATCGGTAAGACCAGAAAACATTGCAAAAAATTCGTCTTCACCATGGATAATTTTGACTTTTGGCAGATATTCAACGGGCTTAAATGAATTTAAATCATGATCAAAATAAACCGGGGCACCGTCTTCAATCTCTTTGCCGGTCACATTTACAAATTCAATACTAGAACACCGGCAATTATGGGGGATGTAACCCAAAGGGGGGATGTCAGTCAAAGCCCCGGGCCGATCAGGATCAAGAAACAATTCAGTGTATGGCGGCCATGCAGATGTATCAATATTGTAAATGCCGTGATCATCCCTAATTCTTTGATCTTCAGTCGTGCGCCAAACAACCTGTTCTTGTTGGGGCTCCATGGATTTCTTGACAGCCTGAACCACATCAGAGCAGAAGAACGGGAAGGCATCTTTGATTTCATGCCGCCAATCAATGGCCTTAAATCTTTGCCATGGCGTTTTGATAACTTCAACAACGGCCAGATGATCAGGAATCAATTTGCCGTTTTCTTGCCGATATCCAACGCTACATTCAAACGGTTCATCATTCAAGGTCATCTTGTGAAGCTTGCCTTGCACCGCTGAAGATTCCTTTTCTATTTCAGGAAAATCAGATTTGCTTTCACAATCTGTTTTATGTATTTCCCCGGGGAAAATCACAGGATCAACCCCAAAGAATCCGGCGCCTTTTTGACTGTCTCTTGGTGTTATCGGGTCACAATTGGCTTTTTTGATCCTTTCTTTTAACCCGGCATCAGTTTCTTCATAATTCCAAAGGACATGCCAAAGATTGACAAGAGTTTCATCTTCAAAATATTCAGCGTCATATCTGAACTTCCAAGATTCAATTTCAGGTTTTTTAATCCAATGCAGACGGTCAAAACAGGCGAGGCGTCCAATCTTGTCAAGATCATTCCAGGGGCCGCCGGTGATGGCTTCGGCAAAAGCTTCATACTCAGTCGTCCCGGCGATAACAGGAGGGAAACAACCAGTTTTTGACCTTTCATGTTCATGCAAGTCAATGATGTCTTGAACGGGGTCTTGTTTCTCGTGCCAACCGCGAGCAATTTTAACTTGCGCTGAGTTAATTCCCGCTTCTAATGTTTCCAATTCTTCAAGGGTCTTCAGGTTATCAAGAGCCCCTTTATATATTTCCCCTTCGATCTGTTCACACCGTCGTTTAAGGTCATTAAAATTGTCTGACTTCTTTACCCGATAGTTTTGCGCCATACACGCCGCATCACAGGCAAAGCCTTCTTCAGTCCGTCTTTGTGTCCAATCACCAGCCTTTTTGAATCGGTCAAGCCTGGCCGCCGTGGTTCTTGTTTTCTTGTCAGTCATATTTATTTCTCCAGAATTGGCGTTTTAGAAAAGATTTGGCCCGACTACTTCACAGAATACTTTCTTCAACCTTGATGACGGGAAGATGGTTCTTGTCTTTGCTTTAAGCTCTTTTCCCCAATCCTTTAACATGGTGTCAGCTTTTGAATATTCGCGCTCCCCAAGTGACCCGTTTCTTGCAAGGTCATTGCAAATTTCAACCAAAAACAATCTATCTTGAAGATTTTGTTTCTCTACTTCAGTGAGGTTTTGTCTCATGATCGCTTCTCCTTATATTTAATGGCAAATTGTCTTTCTTGGTTTCATAATATAATAACCCGAGATTTAAAGTCAAGTCAAAGTTTGCACAAATAAAACTTTTTCTTGCGCTTGACATGTTCAAGCTAGGGGTGTAATGTATTTAAAACAACAAGAATTCTAATTTAAAAAAGGAGTTGCACAGATGCCAAAAGTAAAAGGGCCAAAATTCAAGATCAATGTCACGGGCATGACCGAAGATCAACACAAATTTGTCAAAGAGTTGGCAGACAAAAGGGGGTCAAACAAGGCTGATGTTGTGAAGGGCTTAATTACAGATGCCATGGAAAAGGACAAATGAACCGCAAAGATGACCCCGGCAAAGTCCTGATTGACATCGGCATTGGTGCCATGGCCACCATCGGTATTATTGGCGGTTTATGGGCTTTGTATTATTGGGTTTTTGCTTTAAGCGCCATTGCCAATGGCTAAGTTTCAATATTATAAAATTTTAGAGGCACAAGGATGACAGAGGAAAAAAGTTTAGTATCGATAACAGAAGGGGCCATGATGCCAGATGAATTGAAAGCACAGGTTCAAGTCATTCAACATGCCATGGCGGCGGTAATGACCAAGGGCCAGCATTATGGAACAATTCCGGGGTGTGGCGACAAGCCAACATTGTTGAAGCCTGGCGCAGAAAAAATTTGTGCCACCTTCAGGTTGGCGCCAGCTTATGAGATCCAAAAAACATCAAGTGAAGGCGGCCATCGTGAATATGAAATTACTTGCACGTTGACCCATATCAACAGCGGCCTTGTTTTTGGCCAAGGAGTTGGGTGTTGTTCAACGATGGAAGGCAAATATCGTTTTCGCAACGCTGGCCGGGTGTGTCCTGATTGCGGTCTTGAAGACACTATCATTAAAGGAAAAGATGAATATGGCGGCGGCTGGCTTTGCTTCGCAAGAAAAGGCGGGTGTGGTGCCAAGTTCAAAGATGGTGATCAAACAATTGAAAGCCAACAGCCCGGCAAGGTTGACCATGACAACCCGGCTGACTATTACAACACAGTGTTGAAGATGGCAAAAAAACGGGCTCATGTTGACGCCGTTCTGACTGTAACCGCCGCCTCAGATATTTTCACTCAAGACATTGAAGATATGCCTGAAGTTATCCCAGGCGCCACAAAGCAACAGACCCCGCCGCCAACCCCCGACCCGGCCAAAACCACTAAAGCCCCGAGCGTTGAAGAAAGCGCCAAACTTTACCATGAAATGTACCTTGAGATTAACGAGTGCACCGAAGCAACAACCATGGCCAAGTGGTTTGCCGACAATGCTAAGCGGATTGCCGCCGGGCTGAACGATGACGACAAGGTGAGATTGCGGGGGCTTTATACAGAATACTCTGAAATATTTAAAAAGGAGCAAAACAGATGAAATCTTTAACATATATTTGCGGTAATTGCGGCACAGAAAAAGACATTTCTGACACCGCTGATCTAATGTTTGAAATCTGTCCAAGCTGTCAAACTATGGGGGAATGGTCGCAACCTGAAGGGGCCGAATCTGAAGGTGATGGAGAATCCGAATCTGAAGAACCTGAATCAACGGTTGAGAATGAAACCGAGCCCGCAACCGATTTGATATTAATCGAAGAAAATCAATCATTGGCTGATATCTGGATTCCTAAAAATGTTGATGCCATGATTGACAAGCTTGAACAATACAAAAATGAATTCAAGGGCAACGTGAAAACTGCCAAGGGCCGAAAGGCAATCATTTCATTTTCCAGAAAATTTTCATCTTCAAAGGTTCTTGTCGATAATATGGGCAAGGAACTGGTTGAAGATTGGCAGACACAAACAAAGACGGTAAATACTCAGCGCCGGAAATTCAAAGACGCTTGTGACCAGTTCAGGGATGAATCAAGAAAGCCGGTCACTGATTATGAGAATGCCGAAAAGTTGGTAATTGCCAACCAGAACACAACATTGGCCCGCCTGGTTGATCTTTACAATGTGGCCGGTGATTTGGATGTTGCAACCTATGAAGCCTATATTGCCGAAGTCAATGCCATTGAAATTGATGGTGATGTTGATTTCATTGAAAGAGGGAGCAGGGAGAAAGAGCAAACCCTTGATTCGCTCGGGAAGAAATTGGCGGCCAAGATTCAATATAATAAGGATCAGGCCGACCTTGCCAAGCTCCGTGAGGATGACGAAAAGCGCCAGGCCGAAGAAACCAAGAAAAAGGAAGTGGAAGAACGCAAGGAAAGCGATAAAAAAATAAAACTTCAGGCCAAAAAAGAGGCCGATGAAAAGGCGGCCAAGAAAATTGCCGATGCCAAAGAAGCTGAAGCCACGGCCAAGGATAACGCCAAAAAAGCCGCAGAAAAGGCCGAGCTGGACAAGAAAGAGGCGGCTGAAAAAGCCGAGTACGAGAAAGAAGAAGCCATTAAGGACGAACAGCGAAAGACAAAGGAAGCCGCCGAGCAAGCCGAGGTCGACAAGAAAGAATGGATTCTCAGAGAGAAGGAAAAAGCCGCGAATAGAGAAAGCGCCCGGGTGGCCAAGGAAGAGGAAGAGAAAAAAGAAGCCGAAGAAAAAGCGGCTGATCAGGATCACCGGGCCAAGATTAAAGAAGAGGCATGTTGTTTCGTGGCGGGCGCATTTGGCCTCCCGATGGATCAGGTGGAAGATATTTTTGATAGCATATCCGGTGGCGAAGTTCCCCACATAACTGTTAATTACTAACAAGGAACGGGGCCAGACCATCGGCCCCTTATTTACCATGGCAAGAAAGCACCCTGAAATTGTCGCAACCATCGTTAATAAAATGGTGTGTGAAAATTGCGGCCACACGACAAAAGGTTTTTTCCTGTTGTTTTCAATCCCACGGCTCTTAATGTCCATGCTCTGCTATATCGGGGTGGGGAAAAAGGTCAGGGTTGATATTAAACGGTGGTATAAAAAACGAACCAACAAGCAAAACGCTACTTCTTGGGGGCCGGATTATAATTTGATCGTCGCTTTTATTCTTACCGAAACCGGGGATCTTTTCACGTCTGAACAACTTCATGATTTCCATAAATCGACATTCTTGGGTTTTGATGAATGCGAACTGGCCAAAGGATTGAAGAAACCTAAATCAACAACCGACTTGACCACCGTGGAATATAATGAATTGTTTCGTGAAAGATATTGCAAGTTTTGGGCTGAACGCGGCCTTTATATTCCTGACCCGGTTAAGGATGAAAACAAATGAGTTCAGCCAGGTTCAAATTATCCCCGCCAAAATACCGGGCTCTCTTAATGGAAGTTGAAGAGCGGGATGGTTTCCGCTGTATTATTTGCGGATCGACCAGCATCACGCCGCACCACATCACAAAAAGGTCAAGGGGTGGAGGGGATTTCGCTTCAAATCTAGTTTGCCTTTGCGTTTATCCGGATGATTGCCACAACCAAGTTGAACAAGGAAAGATTGAGATACCAGAAAGTAAGCTTGAAGAGATTGGCTATTATTCAAAAGATCAAAAACGATTAACTAAAGATTAATTCTTAATAGGTGCCATTATGACTATTGAATGCAGATGCCGACAAAGGATTGACATCCAACCCCATGAAGAGCTTGCAAATATTGCTTGCCCTTGTTGCGGGACAAAATTGGCCTGGCGCCGGATTTATAATTGATTGATATCAGCCACCGAATCATATAAAATATATAAAGTTTCCTTGCCATGAAACACAAAACTATGATATTAATAACTTCAATAAAACCCCGGTTGGGGATGACTAATGGTGATCCGAAAGGATCAAGGCTACCTTGTGGGCCTATGGCAATCCATTTTTCATCTTTGATCGGGGTTTTCTCGTTTGGTGGTAAAGAATGAAAACAATTTGTTCATCATGCTTCATGGGATGTGAAACCGAGACTGAAAGCGGCAAATTTGACGCCCATGGGCCAACCGGGACAATCAAGGGCAACATGGGTGATCTTGAAGTTTCAGTCTGTTGCGGGTCATCGGTTGAAGAAATTGATGATGATCTTCATGATTGGTGGTTTGAGTTGCGGAACCTGGCAGAAGAAAAAGATGTTGAATGGATAATTTCTGACTTTCCAGAAGACCACCGTGACGCCTTTGAAGATGGTGACACCGTTGAAGAAGAATTTGCAACCAAGTTCAATCAGCATCTTAAAAGGTGATGACATGCCGCCATACCATGGACTCTTATTGTTGGCTGATCGGGTTAATTCAGAACACAGAAAGACTGAGAAGTCATTGAGCTTTTCAACTAAATGGATCGATCAAAAACACCGGGACGGCGGCAGGATAACATTACGCGATTATCAAGAATTTCTAAATGAACTGAAGAAGATAGAAAAATAACGCCGATAATAAGCTGGCCGCTGCCGTTATCCCTGTCTGCGTTTATGCCCTGGTTATACTTTTAATTTAAAGGTGAATATTATGAGTTGTTGGACAAAACCGGAACTAGAAAACATGCTTGAGGATGTAGTTAACGAGCTTGATTTGTCGGAAGCTATGGTTGAAAAACATGGCCCAATGGGAACAGCACCAGCCGAACTAGTACGGCTAGTTTTGGAAAATAAAGACATCCAAATTGAAGCCCTAAAGCGTGGATTTGTGGCTGTATAACGCCATATTAACGGGCAGCAGCCCACTAGAAAGGTGACAACATGAAAGTTTGTAAAGGTGGGTGCGCTCACTTAGGAAATATTGAGCGAGATTGCCCTAGTCAATGCCCGAACATGATTGATGTTGATATTGAACAGATCCCCCAAACCCCCGAGGCTGATGTCCGGTTGAATAATTTGTTAAATGCCTATGCCGAAACTTTGCGGGGGTTTGTCGCTGACCGTAAGAAGGCGCACGATAGTATGGATTGGCCGCATAAGTTTTTAGTAGCCCATGAAGGTATTGGGATAATGACCGCCCTTGAACTACTTGAGGCTTTCCGGAAGGATCACGGCATTTAACGACCTAAATAACCACGCGGCGCAAGGGACAGCCAGACCTTGACTCGCAAACGTGGCACCGTCTGGTTAATTTTTTGGTTAGTTTGCGGCGTTTTGGCATGTGGTGATCAAAACGCTATTTTAAGGCACTTTACATTATGATTATGCAGAGAAAACAACTAGATAGCAGTGGTGATCACATGGCGGTGTACATGTGTATGAAATGCCGCCATGGGTATAAAGGTAAGCCCGGACCAACTAGTTGCCCAAAATGTGGGCACCTGTACGTGGAGTGGGTGAACTATAGAGAGATGGAAGAAAGGGGCTTTGGATAACAGAGCAAACTAACATGCGTTTTTAAACGGCGCTTGTAATGACTACGGATTTAGCCCGTCAACGAGGCGACGTCCTTTTGAAAAACTTGGTTAAAAACCCATGAAAATACTAATTGTAGACGGAGCATCAACGGAAGCGGCAAATATAATGGCGCAACTTGACGCCACCAATAGCGGCATTGAATTGGTAGTAGCCAAACCAGAGCAAGTTGATTTTGTGCTGACCGCTGACCCGATAAGAATACCAGAAATAGAAACCTGCCACTTTATTGAGAAAAGCCCCAGGAGAAGCGGGCAAAAACAAAACAGGTGGAAAGGTTTTTAATCGGTTTTTAAACGGCGATGCACGGCGGCGGCGTGGCCCGGACACGAGGCTACGTCCTTTTGAAAAACCTGGTTATAAACCGTAGTTAAACGGGCAATTAAACAGTAACACCGATGGAGTTTTGACTATGAAATACATGGGAAGCAAGGCGAGGATAGCCAAGCACATTTTGCCTATAATATTGAGAAATCGAAAAGAGGGGCAATGGTACGTGGAGCCTTTTGTTGGTGGCGCAAACCTCATTGACAAGGTAGACGGCAACAGGATCGGCGCTGATTGTAACCACTATCTTGTCGGGGCGCTTAAACTAATACAGCTAGACCCTGATTTGTTGCCACCAGACAATATTTATTTTAACGAAAATGACTACAAGTACGCTAAAAATTACGGGATGGCAGCAGACGGAATGCACGGGTATATTGGGTTTGCGTTGTCGTACTCCGGCAAGTGGTGGGGTGGATGGTGCCGTGACGGTGCAGGTAAAAGAGACTATGTGGCGGAGGCTTTCAGGAATGCACAAAAACAAAGCCCGAAACTAAAAGGTGTTAAGTTTTTGGCCACTGGCTACCCAGACCTAGTGATACCAAGGAACAGCATAATATATTGCGACCCGCCATATGCTGGAACCACGAAATATAAAGACGACTTCGACCATGAGAGTTTTTGGCACTGGTGCCGGAGTAAAGCAAAGCAGGGGCATGCTGTTTTTGTGAGCGAATACAATGCCCCTGAAGATTTTGAGTGCGTATGGCAAAAAGAAATAGTATCGAGCCTTACAAAAGATACTGGCGGCAAGAAAGGTATTGAAAAGCTGTTTGTTTTAAAAGGAACTAGCCCTGCCCAACTTGTTGGAACGGGTTTATAACCACTTGTTTATCACCATTTAGATATTTAAGGACATTATGCGACGTTCAAGCGAGTATAAGGAAAGCTGCAGGCTAAGAGGAATAGCTAGTCAAAGAGCCTCGCAAAACAAACGCCTTGCCCATGCTGTTGATTGTCGGCCAACAGAAAGCTATTTGGTTCTTGAAATTGGCGTTCATAATCCTCGCACTGGCATCTATAATTACATGGAGATACGCCACGAGATGAAAGACGGGAATAACCGAAATACCGTGTACCTTAACGGAGTAAGATGGAACAAAGCGTTTAGCAGGAGTGGTTTTTGCAGGTGGCTATTCAACAAGATTGATCCAGTTTTAAGCGATTGGGATTGATTATTTAATATAAATAGAAAAGGAGTAAAAGCCATGAACCTTGGAACGAAAACTTTATTATTTGGCGTTCATCAAATTGCAATTCATCCGTTTTTGGTAGTTGTTGCATGGGTGAAAATATATAATTCTTTCCCTTCCTGGCGTGAATTGATTTGCATATTTATTCATGATTGGGGGTATTGGGGGAAACCAAGCCTTAAATGTGCTGACGGTGACAAACATCCGGAACTTGGCGGGAAAATTGCCGGCTGGTTGTTTGATGAAAAATGGCGTGATTTTGTTCTTGGCCATTCAAGTTTTTATGTTAAGCGAAACGGGATCAGTAAAAGCAAATTATTCTACCCTGATAAATATTGGCATTGCCTTATTCCATTGTGGTTTTATAAAATTCTTGCGGTTCCTACTGGAGAGTTTAAGCACTACAGGGAATTGAAACATGCTCGGCAAGTCTCTGAATTAAATGCAACAGATCAAGAATGGTGGCTTAAATTGCAACAAATTTGCCTTGATAAAATCAATCATAAATTTGAAATTGATGAAAACAAACTTGATCAAGGGTAATTTTTATGATCAAAAAAAATCTTGGCACCGACAATGACCGGGCCAACATTTGGGAAATAACTTGTGAATGTGGCCACAAATTCAAGCCACCAACAACATTTTTGCGCCGGCAATGGGTGTCATGCCCTAAATGCGGCAAATCAGAAACAGTGGATTACAACAAAGAAGGTGACGAAACATGATTAAAATGAATCCGGTTCAATCTTCAAATGTCGTTGCGATTGGCCATGATGGCAAAAATGTCATGCGCGTTCAATATCGCGGTGATTCCTTTTATAATTTTGAAGGGGTTTCTATCGATGATTTTAACGAGCTCCAAAAATCAAAAAGCGTTGGTTCACATCTTCATCGAATGGGCGTGAAAGGAACCAAGATCATCATGACCAAATGTCCTGAATGCGGCAAGGTGGCCATGATGAAAGTTGGCCCAGATGGTGGTGATGTTAAAGGTGATTCAATGGATGTTGATTGCTGTCAATGCCAATCGTGCGGAAATTTTGAACCATTCTAGCGGTCAATTGAAGAGGTTTGAAAAATGAAAATCTGTTTGCATGATTCAGAATTTAGCACCAATTATCCAAATCTTGCCCTGATGAAATTGTCAGCACATCACAAATCACAAGGTGATGATATTGAATGGTTTGACCCTCTATTTTCAAAACCTGATCTTGTCTATTCATCAAAAGTGTTCACTTTCACCCAGGAAGATTCATATCTTCCGGATGAAACTATTAAAGGCGGCACCGGCTATGATGACATGACAACTGTTTTGCCGGATCACGTTGAACATATTTGCCCTGATTATGAATTATATGGCACTAATTTCAGCCTTGGTTTTATTACCCGGGGTTGTATTAGGAAATGTGAAGGTTGTTTTGTCCCAGAAAAAGAAGGGGAAATTAGGGCACATGCTGACCTTGATGAATTTGTCAGACATAAAGAAGTTGTTTTGATGGACAACAATATTCTGGCAAGTGATCACGGCATTGGCCAGATCAAGAGGATGATTGACCTTGGTTTAAAAGTTGATTTTAACCAAGGACTTGACGCCAGATTAATTGATGAACCAATCGCCAGGCTTTTAAGTCAATTGAAATGGCGTGAACCCTTGCGACTCGCTTGTGATCATAAAAATCAAATCGAATCAGTTAGGAAAGCGGTTGAATTGTTACGATGGCATAATACCAAGCCGACAAGATTTTTTTGCTATGTACTGGTGAAAGATATCCCTGACGCTTTGGAGCGGGTCAGATTTTTAAAAGGAATGAATGTTGATCCTTATTGCCAACCATACAGGGATAAAACCGGGACGCCGCCAACAGAAGAACAAAAGCATTTTGCTAGGTGGTGCAATTTTAAATCAAATTTCAATAAATGCACTTGGAAAGATTATAAATGGAAATGAAAAAGTCACAACACCATCACGCCCTGAAAGCCGCCCATAAAAAGATGATAACTTTGGCCAACCAGTTTTTTGATGACGGCCGTGATTTAAGTGAGATTGCCAGCGAATTAAACAGTCGGCGCTTCAGGCAAAATGACGGCAAGCGGTTCAACTGGAAAAGCATTTCAGATCTGATCGATGACAAAAACTTTAAGGCTTAATTTTTAAGCTTGGGGAAGGTTTAATGTGGATAATTCCGAAGAATTTAGATCAATCGAGCTTTGTGCGGGGTACGGGGGAATTTGTCTCGGACTTAAACGAGTTATCAAGAGTCTCAGAACAGTCGCTTATGTGGAGATCGAAGCATTCGCAGATGCGAACCTGGTTGCAAAGATGGAAGCGGGTCACCTGGATGCGGCACCTATCTGGACGGATCTTAAAACGTTCAATGCGAAACCTTTTCGAGATAGAATACACCTTATCACTGGCGGCTATCCATGCCAACCGTTTTCAGCAGCCGGCAAGCGACTCGGGGCAGATGATCCAAGACACCTTTGGCCGCATATTTACAAAATTGTCAAGACAATTAGACCTGTTTTCTGTTTCTTCGAGAACGTCGAAGGACACCTTTCCCTTGGATTCAAAGAAGTACAACAAAGCCTTCGAGATTTGGGTTACCGAGTTGAGAGCGGAATATTCAGTGCGGCTGAATGCGGAGCGCCACAACAGCGAAAGCGATTATTTATCTTGGCCCACCGCACTGGTTCCGAATGGCGGCCGAAGTCCCAAGAAACCAATGAGTATGACCGGGATGACCGAGGACGGAAAGAAACGGACGGTGGATTTGAATTTTGCTGTGAAGAACTGGCCAACTCCGGATGTCAGCGATCGACGATCATCGAAATCAAAACAACAAGGATTAAGCAATCTTGTTGGCCAAGCCGCCCAGGCCAACCACAACACGAATGGGAACCGCCTCGAGTTGTGGCCAACAGCGTCAGTCTGCGGGAATCACAACCGGAAAGGAGCGAGCAAGACAAGCGGGGACGGACTGTCAACGAAAGTGAAAACTTGGGCAACACCCAGGACGATAACGGGCGGGGCCGAGAGTGCGGAACGGAAACAGGAATTGGGACGGACGGAATCGGGCGGCGGGGATCTTCAAAGCCAGGCGAACGGGAAACTAAATCCGCGGTGGGTGGAACCTCTAATGGGCTTGCGTATAGGCTGGACAATGCCGAGTTGTACCAATCCTGTGACAATAGAACCGACGAACTCCGACTGCTTGGAAATGGAGTAGTTCCGGACACCGCTGAAAAAGCCTTCACGGTATTATTTAATAAAATCTTTTGACATAATAAAGTTATTTGATATTGTACTAAATACCTGCTTGACACCGGGTGAAACACCAACAAAACATAGGTATAAAATGAATTTAAAATTTGATCGACCCCACACAAACTATGAAAGCGGCCTGTCCCGTGATGGTTCTATGTCCATCGTCAAGTCTAGTTTGTGTGGGGTTGTTTGTTTTGAGGTGCGCCATGTACAGTGATGTGGATTGTCCTTATTGCGGAGTAGGTCAAGAAATATGCCACGATGATGGCGCAGGGTACGAAGAGGACGCCACGCATGAGCAAGAGTGCGGAGATTGCGAGAAGGTTTTTGTTTTTACAACCTCAATATCGTTTAGTTATGAAGCGGCAAGGGCCGACTGTTTAAATGGAGAGAAACACAAGTGGGAAAGGACTCATACATGGCCGAAGGAATTTGCAAAACTCCGATGTTCAGTGTGTGACGCCACCAAACCATGCCCAGATAATTTTAAGGACATCTGTAAGTGATCCCAGGCGGCTACATATTACAGCCAAGGATTATTGATGGCTCCGACCTTTCAGGATTCCCACCAGTGACCAGGGAGCTTTGGCATTATCTTCTCAGGAACGTAAATCATGCCAGAAACGAGCGATTAAACATCGACCGGGGCCAAGGATTCTTCCGTCTTTCTGACATCCAAGATGACTTGAAATGGTACTCAGGATATAGGAAAAATATTTACTCAAAACCACAGCTTACGAAATCTCTACGAAGGCTTCGCGAAGGAAACATGGTGGCAACGGCGAAGGAAACGCGAGGATTATTAATAACTATCTGTAATTACGATTATTATCAAGACCCTGAAAACTACGAAGGCAATGGCGAAGAAACTGCGAAAGGTTCGCGAAAGAAAAGTAAGGGTCGCACTATAAACAAGAATGGTAAGAACAATAAGAATGAGAATAAAGATAAGCCCTTCCGGGCTCTTGATTTTTTGATTGATCTTGGAGTTGAAAAACAAATTGCTTCCGATTTCTTAGAAGTGAGAAAAGGTAAAAACCAAAAACCAACATTAACAGCCTTCAACACCATCAAATTACAGATTGCTAAGACCAAGAAAACGCCAACACAAATATTAAAAATCTGTATTGATAAAGGTTGGGCCGGTTTTCGTGCTTCATGGAAATACGATGACAGCCAGGATCAAGAACAGAAAGGCGGTGTTTGTGGAAAATCTTGCTTCAATCATCCAACGTGCTTGGCCACCAATAAAACCAAGACCGGTGAAAAGTGTGGCGGTTTCAGTTCAGAAGCAACCGCCGGCAGAAGATAATAATAAAATAATTTTCACCCGGGTCAATTGGTGATCCGGACAAACCACAAGGAGCAAAACGGATGAAAGCAAATTTAAAAAAGCTGGCCGGCGGGGCCGTCATTGAAAGGTTTCAAGAGGAACTTGTCAAGGCGGTTGAAAATATGTGTGACCTGAACACGGTCGCCAATAAAAAAAGGATTATTTCAATCAAAGTTGAAATGATCCCTAACGCGGACAGAACATCGTGTTCAGTTGACATTATGTGTGATAGTAAGCTGATACCAAACGCGGCGCTTACAACAGCCCTTTTTATTGGTGTAGATCCGCGCAACGGTGTCATTGAAGCGGTAGAGCCAGAGCAAGGAAGTTTGTTTCCTAGTAATGGCGTTCACCCTAAAAACGTTGTTGACATCACAACCAGAACAGAGGCAAACGAATCATGATAGCTGAAGCAATTGAAAAAATCATTGGCCTGAAGCGACCAGAAAAAATCGAAGTTGGCGGCTTTGATTTCGTATTACCGGATTACAACAAGCACACGCCGCCACGGGCTTCAAGTTTGACTATTCATACCCTGGCCGGAATTGGCGACTTCATTGAAAGCCATAAAGCTTTGTTGAACTCACCTGTCATCCATGTTGTCAACAGCGGGGAAGTCAGGCTTTTCTCTTTACTTGACGAAAAACACCGTGACCGGGAAAATTATTGCACCGCGAAACTTGCCCGGGGTGAATTTGATTTTGGTTCATTTTTGGATCTCGAAAAATTCATGATCGGCATTCAGGCCAATTTTGAACAGGATGAAATGACGGCATTGATTCAACAGAAAATTGGCACCATCGTTCAAGATGCCAACGTTGCCATTCTCGATGATGGCATTTCCCAAGCAACAACAATCAAAACCGGCATCGCCGGGGTTGCAAATGTGGTTGTCCCTAACCCGGTCACTCTTCGACCTCATAGAACCTTTTCAGAAGTTGAACAGCCGGCCAGTGCCTTTGTTTTGAGAATAAAAGAAGGTGGCCGAATCGCCCTTTTTGAAGCTGATGGCGGTTCATGGGGGCTTGAAGCGATTAAAAATATTGCTGAATGGTTGGAAGAAAAAAACCCAGGAATTCCGGTCATCGCCTAAATGCCTTCTAATTGGATCCCGAAAGTCAACCGCATCAAGCCGGATAACCGAGGCAGAAAAAAAGGTTGTCCGGCCTGGCCGACTTCCGGTGACAGTGCAATTGGTGCCCCGCGTGAATGGTGTAAAAAGGCCCGGGGCCAAATGAAAGCTTGTGAAACTTGTGATTGGAGAGAAAAAAAGTGACTGAAATTGATATGAAAAATTTTATTAAACAACGGGATAAAGCTCTTTTGTCTCTGGATGAAAAAACTATTCTTAAATTCATGCGAAAATTTGGGATAAATGAAATGCCAAATGATAAAATAGTTTTTTGGGGCGGTGTCCATAAAGCAATTCTTAATATAAATTCAGCCACCAAAGAACAGAAAGATCAAAACCGTGTTTGGTTAAAAGAAAACGGGTTTGATTGTCATGCGTAATCTTGAATTCACCATTCCCGGCGAAGTGATCAGCAAAAAGAACGGTCAGAAAATAATCAGGTGTGGGAAATTCCCCAGAATTATGGCCGGCGATGCTTATGTGAAATGGGAAAAGCAAGCCATTCAGGAGTTACAATTCAAAAGAACGCCTGCTTGGACTGGTTATTTGCCGTGTGAGCTTCATTGTTTTTTTTACAGGAAAACAAAAAGGGCTTTTGATTACAGTAATATGATTGAATCAATTCAAGACATGCTTGTCAAAGCCGCCATTCTTCCTGAAGATGATTTTCTTCGCGTTATCCCTGTCATTGAAGGTATGGATATTGACAAAGTTCATCCCCGGGTGTTTGTGACCATTACGCCACCCTCTAAAATTTATAATCATGGAGTGTAGACGATGACCAAAGAACAGATTGAAAAGAATAAAGAAAAGGAAAAACTGTCTTCATATTACAAATGCTATTTTTGTGAAAAATGCGGGCACGTTGAACTTCCGGAATCAATCAGCGGCAAGCTAGTTGAAAAACTGGAATCATGTCCTGAATGCGGAGAAGAAAATAAATTTCAAAAACGTGTCGGCCGCTTCGCATATGAGGAAGAAAGAAAGTCATTCTCATTCTTCAGGAAACGGAAAACGAATTATTTCCTGAAAAAGTTTATTCCCGGCCTTGATCCGAAAGATCAGAAGAAAAGGGATAAGAAAAACAGATAACGCTTAGGCATAACTAGCGGGTCTAAAAAATAAAGTAAGGGCGCAGGCGTTATCCCCGTCTGAGTTAATGTCCTGGTTGGGATGCGTAAAGGTGATTTAGAATGACCAGAGACAAGATAGCAGAAGCCTTGAATGGGAGAGAGTATCTTGATGAAATTTCCCCTGACATTCAACACGGCCTGCAAGGTACAGACCTTGTTGTTGTGTTCGGTGCCAGTGATGATCTGATGGAGTTTCGTGGTGCCATTAACGATGAACGTGGAAGCCTGGCTTTTGTCACTCAAAAAGGACTGTTTGAGAATGAATGTGATTGTGACGATTGTCCTTATGCCGAACGCATGATGGCCCAGGCAAAGAAGATAGACGCTCTTTTTTGTGATGAGCCAGATATCAGTTGGACATATAAGACTGACATCCCCCATGCCGAATTTACCATTTGGGAAGGTGGCGAGAAATATTGCCGGGGCATTGTTTTTAGTCTTGGCGATGTTTAGCAATCCAACAGTGTAAATAAATGGAAAACCAACCAAAAATTGACAATTTTTAACTGTTTCGGATAAAATAAAACCATCATGAGCGCAAAAAAACTGTCAAAAGGGGAAAAAAAGATCGTTTCAGCGTGGAACGGGAGCATCAAAGAAACCGCCGAAAAGATCAAAATGTCATATGGTTACGTTCAAAGGATAGTAAAGAAAAGCTATATCATTGACAGACTAAGGAAGCGTGAAGAAAAAGATGCAACCCCGATCATTGCTGACAGAAAAGAGCGTCAAGCGTTTTGGTCATCGGTGATGCGGGGTGATCCTCAACTTGTCAAACTGGTTGAAAAACGTGGCGAAGACGACAAAGTTGTCATTGGTGAAGACGGCGAGCCGGTCATGATTGAAATCCGTGAAGTTGCTGATATGAAGAACCGGCTAAAAGCTTCTGAAGCCCTTGGCCGCGCCGGGGCTGATTTTGTTGATCGTCTTCATGTGTCAGAAGAAAAGGGCGTTCCTCAAGAAATCACTGACGATATGGAGCCCAAGCAAGCCACAAATACCTATTTGGATATGGTCAAGGGCCGGACGGCCGGTAATGCATAACGCCGATAATAACCATGCGTCGTAAATAAACTTGGAAGTCAGCCCGGACACGTGGCACCGTCTGGTTAATTTTTTGGTTAAAAACCGTAGTTAAACGGGCAATGTAACAGTAATACCGATGCTTTAAATTATGATAAAACCTAGATATGTCTGCCAAAAATGTAATAAGGAATTTGAAAGAGAAAAACCAGGCCCAACAGAGTGCCCTTTTTGCGGGCATATCTATGTTGATTGGGTGAATTATGCGGAGTGGGATAAGGAATACAGAAGCAGAAAATCGGCAATTGGTTAGTTTGTAAGAGTCCGACCGAATGGTCTCCGAGAGGCAATTCGAGGGCTATAAACATTTAATTATTGCGCTAAAACACCACTATAGAACTGGTCTCCATAGGCCGGCGGAAGTGCAACCATTTTAAAAGGAACTAGCCCTGACCAACTACTTGGAACGGGTTTTTAACTAGTTATTAGCCTCCGATTTTACAAATAAATATTATGCGACAAAGAGAAGAATGCCTAAAAACAACACAGGGAGAAAAAGCCATGAATGAATTACACAAATTAATTAATCAACTGATTGCCCTTAATCACAAGAACCGGGAAAGTATATCTGAGGACACTATCAAGGCATTGCCAGTTGATAGCTTTTGCCGAGAATATTGCACCGTGAAGATTGATATTGGCCGGCAAACTGGCAAGAGTAAATATATTCACGCCAATTCTGATAAAAAAACACTGATAGTCGTAAGGAAACACGATCACAGAAGGGAGTATCTTGAAAGCCAAGCCCTTGTTCTGACGGTCAATGAAATCATAAGTGGCAGACACCTAGCCAAACCGCCATTTGAAACAATCTATTTTGATGAACCAGCTTTTTTATTTAGGGGCCAGTACGAAATTGATCAAATATATCATTTGCTTTCAAGGCCGCTAATCAGGCAAACTTTTATTCATTTGGGATGCTAATCAATAGGGGTGTGGTGTAGTGGTAACACATCAGCCTTTGACGCTGATATCTCAGGTTCGAGCCCTGGCGCCCTTGCCATAAAATAAATTTGTGCGGTTCTTGATACTGATAGATTAAATAGGTGGGCCACCTGAAAAGGATAAAACCTAGCCGCACATTGTTTGATCAAGGAGAATAACGCCATGAAAATTTTGAATTGGATAAAATGCAAACTTGGATTTCATCAAGACAATGGCTTTGTAGAAAATTTCACAGGCGACACCGGTATTGTTTTAACTTTAGGTTGGGACCAATGTGAAAGATGCGGACATTCTAAAATAGTTTTCTCCTTTGGTAGCTAAGCCATGATCGAAGCTGTGTTAAATATACATGCTGATTGTGATGGTAATCATCTTGATGGTTGCCATGATGAAATATCAACATCAGCAGAACCTATAATAAATGATTTAAGCCAAGACGCATATCAAGAATGGCTTGAAGAAAATGGCTGGCTGGTTCTGGGTGAAGGAACTGTTTTTTGCCCTGTTTGCAGATTAGAATTTCACGATTAGTATGACCAAACCCAAATTAATCAATTCCAGATATCCCAAGTTCAACTTCAAAAAACCTGACTATATTCCCATTTATCAGGAACGGGCCCAGCGCCTTCAGGAAGTAAGAACCGACAGAACAAAACTTGTGGCCATGCTTAAGCATTATGAATGTGCTGAAACTGGCCACATTGATTTTGTTCAAGATTGGTTCATGACCTATGATCCCCGGAAAAATCCGGCTTGGATGCCTTTCATTTTATTTCCAAAACAAATTGAATATTTGAATTGGTTGCGTGAAAAATATGAAAACAAGAATGATGGCTTGGCCGAAAAATCCCGTGACGTTGGTTTCACCTGGCTAAACATTGCCTTTGCTCTTTGGTTGTGGCGTTTCCGTTCTGGATCCAAAGTCAGCTTTGGCAGTAGAAAACAAGACCTTGTTGACAAGATCGGTGATCCTGACAGCATTTTTGAAAAAATTAGAACTTGTTTGGTATATCTCCCCCCTGAAGTTTTGCCATATGGTTTCAATTATTCGGCCCATGTTCCATTTTTAAAGATCATCAATCCGGACAATGGCAATACCATCACAGGTGAAGCCGGTGATAACATTGGACGCGGCGGCCGGTCATCCATGTATTTCAAAGATGAAAGCGCGTTCTATGAACATCCGGAAACCATTGACGCCGCATTATCCCAAAACTCTGATGTCAAAATTGACTGTTCAACTCCGAACGGCGCCGGTAATCCATTCTATACAAAGCGCCATGGTGGCTTGATAGATGTCTTCACATTCCATTGGAAAGACGACCCCCGGAAAGATCAAGATTGGTACAACTACCAGAAAAGGAATCTGACACCGGTCATTGTGGCCCAAGAAATTGACATTGATTATCATGCTTCGATCGAGGGCGTTTGCATCCCGGCTGAATGGGTCAGGGCCGCCATTAATCTTGAGCTTGAAGAATCAGGAACGAGAACCGCCGGGCTAGATGTCGCTGACAACGATGGCGGCGGTGATGACAATGCTTGGTGTTTTCGCCATGGTGTGGTATTAAAGAAATTAGAAGTCTGGACGGCTGGAAACACCACACAAACAGCAAGAAGGGCGCATTTGCTTAGTAGTAAAAACAATGTTGAGCATCTAAATTATGACAATATTGGCGTTGGTTCAGGCATCAAGGGCGAATTGTGGTCACTTGATCAAAAGGCAAATTATAGCTTCAGTCATGCCGGGATTAACTTTGGATCAAAGAAGTTACCCGGCTTTTTTGCGCCTGGAAAAACCAATAAAGACATGTTTGCCAATCTCAAGGCAAAGCTTTGGTGGGATTTGAGATGTAGATTTGAAAGAACATGGGAGCATGTCAACAAAATCAAAGAATGGGATGTTGACAAACTGATCAGCATCCCCGACAACCCCAAGCTGATTGCCCAATTATCAACGGCCAGGGTTTTTGCCAATGAAGCTGGCAAGATGCAAATGGTTTCAAAAAAGGTTATGAAGATAGGCGGGATACAATCACCAAATGAAGCTGAAGCCGTGGTTTATTGCTATGCGGAAACCAGATCAACAGCACAATTGATGGCCAAAAGAACGGGCTTACAAAAGAAGGTGGCAAATAATGGAAGCTGATAACAAGATTGTCAAACTGTTACCAGGCAACAACGGGATAACCCACGCACGTTATGACCGGTGGGTTAATGCAATCAACAAGTTTGGTGGCGCCGGTGATCCGATAACAAGAACAACCTTTGCGCGGGATTATGCTATTTCACGCCAACAACTTGATTATCTTTTTGAAGGTGATTGGGTCACAAGAAAAGGGATAGAAATCCCCGCCAAAGATGCCACTCGGAAGTTCATTAGGATAATCAATGACAATCCCGATGTGATCGATGCCGTCAATGATGAACTTGAACGGCTAAAAATCCGTGATAAAATGGAAGAAGCTATAATTCTTCAAAGGCTTTATGGCGGCAATGCCATGATCATTGGAGCGTTTGACGGCCGTCAGGTTGACCAACCGCTTGGCCAAATCAGGTCAGTCGATTTTTTCAACAACGTTGACCGGTTCTTTGCCTATCCAATGACATTTTACACCGACCCCACCAAGAACAATTTTGGTGAAGTTGAACTTTATCAGGTCCAAGAATTGAAGGTTGCCGGCGCCAGGATGTTGGTTGTCCACGAATCAAGGGTTATCAGGTTTGATGGTGACTATCTTCCCCCTGTTTTAAGGGTCAGAAACTTTGGTTGGGGCGCCCCGATCATCTTCAATGTGTTTGAAGCACTTCGCCAATTTGGCGTTGCTTTTCAATCCGGGTCATCAGTTCTTCAAGATTTTGTTACCAAGAAAATGAAGATTGCCAATCTGACAGATCTTCTTTCAAATGACATCGGGGAAGAACAGTTGATCAACCGTCTTCAGGTATTGGCCCAAGAATTGGCGATCAACAATATTGCTGTTTATGGTGCTGATGAAGAATTTGAAAAGATGGGAACGCCAGTGACCGGCCTTCATGAACTGATGGACAAATTCATGGAAGTTGCAAGTGCGGCTTTCAGTATTCCAAAATCAAGATTTTACAGCAACATGACCGGCAAGCTTGGCGGGGATACCAGCCAAAGTGATTTAAGAATTCATTATGACAATATCAGTTCTTTCCAAGAAACCCGCCTGAACTCCAAAGTCAGGAAGATCATTGACATCATCACCGCGCCCATGGGTTATGCCCCGGGAGAAATCAAGTTTGAATGGGTGCCGTTGTGGCAACTATCTGAACTTGATGAAGCAAAGGTCAGGCGTGAAGTGGCTGAATCTGATAAAATGTACTTGGAAATGGGCGTTGTGGAGCCTGAAGAAGTGGCCGTTTCCCGGTTCGGCGGTGATCAGATCAATGTGACAAATATGGTGATCGATGTTGACCGCCGGAAGAAGATGCTGAAACAGTTGAGCAAACAACCCCTTGAAGAGCCTGCAGATGATGATGACCTAAACAACCCTGATAAAAAAGAAGGGATTAAAGAATAATCTTTATTAAAGCCATGAAACACAAGGAGTGAACAGAATGACAGATATTGAAAAAGGTAAAATTAATACCGTCCACCACATGGACAATAGGCAAGGCATGGCCGCACTGCCTGAAAAATGCGCCAGCCTGATAATTGCAGACCCTCCATATTTTGAGGTTAAAGGAGATTTTGATTTTGTCTGGAAATCCTTTGATGAATACTTAGAATTTATGGAAGAACAGGCCAAGGCATATAAGCGAATACTTGCCGAAAATGGGACGCTGTACGTCTACGGCCACAGTAAGAAAATAGCCTATGTGCAGGTGATATTTGACAAGTATTTTGGCCTTGTAAATAGTTTAGTTTGGGAAAAGGCCGAGCGTGATGGGCTATTTGGATCGACTGGCAGTGAGCAACTGCGGAGCTTCCCGAACAGTACAGAACGGGTGCTGATGTATAGCAACGACCAATATAATTTGACTCAGTGCGTTTACCATATCCGGGATTATATCAGGGCCACCATAATGGAAGCCAAAGGAAAGGTTAAATTTAAAGATATAAACGCAGCACTGGGGACGGCGACAAACGGCGGGGGTGTCGCTTCTGCTTGCCTAAGCCTGGACAAGGCAGAGCCAACCATGTTTACGGCTGAGATGTACGGGAAGTTGCAATTATGGTGTCCAGAGTTGCGGCGGGAGTATGAAGAGTTGCGGCGGGAGTTCAATAACTTCTCGAAAAGCACAGAGGTGTTGAAGTTTAGATTTGTGCCTACCGATCACGACCACGACACGGTAAAGCCTGATTCAATTAGTAATTGCCTTGTAATGACCAGTAGCCGCAAGGGTGATTTGGTGGTAATTCCTTTCGCTGGTAGCGGTTCTGAATGTGTGGCGGCCAAAAAAAGGGGTCGTGATTTTATAGGATTTGACACAGAACTTAAATATGTAGAAATGGCAAACGAACGAGTCAGGAAAGAAACAGCTCAAAAAGAAATGTTTTAATCAGTCTTTATTACCCTTAAAAATCGGGAAAAATATTTTCTAAATGCCTAAACGCCGCCCCAAAATACCAAAGCCGCAAAGCGTCAGAAGATTTGAAGACCGCTATGCCGCCGGGATAACCACTTTGCTTGAGCCATTCAAAGAACTGGTTGAAGCTGAACTTTTCCCCATGCTTGATTTCATTACCCAGGCCCGGCCCGTCAAGCTTGATGCCGCCGGGCCTGATGTCATTGAGAATCTAACCTTCAAAATAAATACCGGGATGTTGCCGGGGCGTTGCCGGAGTACTGCCGGGGTGGTGCCGGGGTGGCGCCTGGATGCCGCCGTTGATGATATCAGGGCGATATTTGACAAGATCCGGATTGGCTTTGCTAGGTCATTTCCAGAATCAGCCATTGACCGCCTAGCAAAAGATCAAGCTGATGTAATTGACACCATAAATCACAAAACATTCAGAAACCAAACCAAAACCGTTCTTGGCGTTGACCCTACATTTGCTGAACCATGGCTTGCCGATGAAATCCAAGCTTTTGTTCATGAGAACGCCAGCCTGATCAAGACTATCCCAATAGAACATTTGTCAGACATTGAACAGATGATTTTCAGGGAGTCGCGCAGGGGAGCAAGCCCGGGCCAGATACGGGCCAAGCTGACTGAATTATTTGGCGCGGCTGACCGATCTGCGGCGCTTATTGCCCGGGATCAAATATCAAAATTCAATGGTCGATTGTCGGAATTAAGGCAAACGGCGGCCGGTGTAACTGACTATATTTGGCGTACCGTTGAAGATGGGAGAGTCAGAAGTCTTGCCAATTCAAGTGGATATTCAAGCCATGCCAGATTGAATGGTGAAAAATTTTCTTGGAAAAATCCCCCGATTACAGTATTTAAAGGAAAGAGGGCGGGAGAACGTAACCACCCCGGCCAGGATATAAATTGCCGGTGTTACGCTGAACCGGTTCTTGATAAATTAATCAAGGGAGCCCCTGAAAATGGTACTTAGATTTGACAAGCACGAAATAAGCAAACCGACCATTGATCAAAATGGTTATCTTCATGCCGATGCCAGAGTGACCCGGGCCGGTGTCTTTGTCTATCACAAGCCCGATGGGTCAACAACTCGGGAACTTCGCCACCCTGATGACGTTTTCAAAGCTGATTCAATGGAAACGCTTAAAAACAGGCCGGTGACTGATGGCCATCCCTACCCCGGCAAACTTGACGCCAAAAACACCAAACAATTTGCTGTTGGCAGTCTGGTCAAATCACCGACCAAAAATGACATCTATCTTGATACAAGAATGATGGTCACTGATCAGGATGCTATTGACAAGATTATGCGGGAAGATTCGCCTGTCAGGGAAATTTCTTGTGGTTATGAATGCAAGATGGTCAAAGAGTCTGGAACCTACCAGGGTGAACGATATGACGAACGCCAAACAAACATTGTCTACAATCATGTTGCCATTGTGGACAAGGGCCGGGCCGGGCCGCAAGCGAGGCTTGTACTTGATGCCGCCGATGGGGCGGTTGAAGGTTTTGAAATAGCATTGAAGGAAGATAGCAGTTCAACCAAACAGGAGAACGAAAAAATGAAAGTAGTAAAAATCAAAAGGGCTGCACTCAAAACCGGCACTTTCAAAACTGACGCCCTTTCAGTTGAAGTCGATGAAAGCGCAGAACAGGCCATTGGCATTATCCTTGATCAACTTGATTCGTCTGTTGATCACATTAGAGGGCTTGAAACCAAGCTTGATGCTGCGACCACCAAAGCTGACACGCTGAAAGGCGAGATGGATCAGCTTAAAATTGACGCTGTCATTCCCCCTGAAAAGCTGGCCGCCATGGTCGCTGATCGGGCCGATGTTCTTGGCGTTGCCGCCCATATCGGCGTTACTGACAAGCTTGATGATGTTGATAGTGACGGAATCAAGAAGAAGATTGTTCTGTTCAAGAATCCTGATCTGAAAGCCGATGATCTTTCAAGCGCCGGTTATGTTCAAGGCCGTTATGATAGCATCATTGCCGGGATCAAGGCTGACAATGAAGGTTTGACTTCCCTTGCCGCCCTTGCGGCCGCCACATCCGGAACCGGCCAGCATGGTAAACTTGATGAAGATGACAACGGTGAAACCTTGGCCCCGGCCGCAAAGTTCAAACAAGACACTGAAAATCTTTGGATGACCAAAGAGGACCAGGCCGCCAACGTCTAAATTTGGCCGCTTTAAAATAAAAGGCTTAATTTTTTTAATTTAACAAAGGGAGTACACCATGCCGCAACTTAATTATGACGAACCGGCCGCCGCTTTGAAAGGTGGTTTAGGCGATTCCGGCCCTAACGATCTTTTTAGCGGAGTTTCTGCTGTTGATATCGCTTTTGGCCTTGGTCTTCAAATGCTGTCCACGGGGATTCTGGCCCTGCCATCTGCCGTTGATCAGGCGTTTGCCGGGGTTGCTGTCCAAACCCAAAAGGCTGTTCAAAGATCATCCGGGTTGGCCTTGTATGAAATTGATGAAGCAATCACCATGCTGAAAAAGGGCCGTATTTGGGTTTATGCTGAACAAGCTGTTGATCCGACCCTTGCGGTTTTCTGGCGGCATACCACCACCACAACTGAACTACCTGGCGATTTCCGCGTTGATATTGACACCGACAAGGCAACCGACATCAGCGCGTTTGCAACTTGGGTTTCAGTCACCGCCGCCGCCGGCTTGGCCCAACTCGACATTAACCTTCCCTAACGGGAATTAATTAAAGGCTAAAACCTTAATCCTTAATGGGAGAATCAAAACAATGAAGAAGCAGCAAACCAGATATGTGACTGATTCACTCCGCGTCATGCGGGAAATGAATCAGCTTGCCCCGGAAGATCACCGCATGAAACTTGATGCCGGTGAAGCCGTATTCTTTGAACGCCAGCTTGAAAGCGTTGAATCACGGCTTTACATGACCAAGTACAAAGAACTGAAGTACCGTCAACTGATCCCGGTTTCAAACCGTGACGGCGCCGGTGCCAGTTCAATCGTGTATTACATTTATTCCAAAGTTGGCATGGCCAAGATCATTGCCAATCCGGCTGACGATCTTCCCCGATCCGATGTCTTTGCAACTGAGAATGTTGCAAAGGTTTATTCAATCGGTACTTCTTTTGGCTTTTCCACAAAGGAAATGCGCCGGGCTCAGTTTTCCGGTGTACCCCTTGAAATGCTGAAAGTTGATTCTGCCCGCCGGGCCGTCAGGGTCAAAGAATCTGACATTGCTTGGAACGGTGAAGCCGCTTATAATATTGTTGGCCTGTTCGACAATACCAACATCCCCAATGTCCAGGCACCATTGAATGCTGGCGCCTCTTCTCGCCTTTGGGTTAACAAGACCCCTGATGAAATCATTGCCGACATCACTATATTGGTTTCCGGCATCAGGGATGTCACCAATGGTGTTCAGGCGGCAAACACCTTGCTGTTGGACATTGAACATTATGACATCATTGCCCAAGTCCCCCGGTCAACACATAGTGATATGACCATTCTTGAATTCATCACCAAACCAGGCAATTCTTTTGGTCTTGATCTTGTTACTTGGTTGGTTGAATTGAATGGTGCAGGAACCGGTGCATCAGACATGGCCTTTGCATACGAACGGGACCCGGAAGTTCTTGAACTCCGGATCCCAATGGAAATGCAAATGTTGCCGCCTGAACGCCGGAATCTGGAAATGTTGACCAACATTGAAGCTGAAAACGCTGGTGTTGTTGTCCGCTATCCGCTGGCATGCCGGAAGTTGTACGATATTTAAGTAAAATAGTTTGACGGTTTGAATCAAGGCCCGGGTACATCAACCGGCCCGGGCCTTTTCTCAAGACGTTTAACCCTGGCAATTTCGCCATAAAACACAACAAATGGAGCAACTAAAATGAGTGATAAAAAAATTCTGGTAAATTACAAAGGGGCAAATCAGGAAACCATATCAGCCGGGCCGCGTGATCTTGTCAGACTGAACCCCGGGGTTAACACTGTTGATGCCGATAAGTGGGACAGAATCATTGCCTCTGCTGAAAACGAGCGAGACAGCAAAAAGATAACAACCCCTAAAGGTGGGATTCTTTATCTGATGGATAATGATCTTGTTTCCATTGTCCCGGCCAAAGGTAGTGATAACGGTGGCGGGAACCTTAATGAAAACGGCCTGGCCAACATCACCAAACTGAATGTCAAGGACGGCATTGAAGTTGTCAATGCTTGTGCTGACATTGCCACCCTCAATGTTTACCTGACAGATGAAAAAGGGAGTCAGAATCGGGCAACTCTTGTGAAAGCAATTGAAAGCCAGATTGACGCCCTTGAAGTTGCTGCAAAAAAAGCCGCTGAAGGCAAGGAAGACTGATAACAATGGCTCTGACAACTCTTGATAACATCAAGGCCATTGCCCAAGATGACAGTAACATTCAGGGTTTGCACGCAGCCGACAAAGCCGTTGTGCAAGCCTTGGGTGATGTTGCCCTTCTTGTTCCTGAAGGGCGATTTGGCACAATGGCTGAAATTCTGCAACGGTATCTTGGCGCCCATTTGTTAAGTCTTGCTTTTCAGGCTGTTGGTGGCCAAGGCCCGCTTTCGAGTGAAACAATCGGCGGGATCAGTCAGTCATTTACGTTGCCATATTTGAACCAGAAAACTGTTTATGGCTCGACACAATACGGGCTTCACTATCTTGTTTTACTGAACAAGATTGTTGTTCCTGTAAGAAGCATCACGGTATGAAATATCAAGGGAGAAATTGACCATGGCAAGCAAGCACATTCTGGATGAAGTAGCGGATTTAAGTGACAAAACCTTTGTTGTCCCTGATGGGCGCAGATATAAATTGTATTATGGTCAAATCACTGTGGCAAGCACCGCTGTTGTCGGCAACCGTCAGATGGCCCTTGAAGTCAAAGATGAATCTGACAAGCTTGTTTTCCGGTCACTGGCTGGCGCGGTCCAGGCCGCAAGCTTAACCAGAGAATATCATTTTGCACCAAACCCTGTCAGGGAAGCCGCTTTTGTCAATGGTCAGATCATGGTTCCAACCCCCCCGGAACTGATCATGTTGCCTGGCTGGACGTTACGTTTTTATGACACCTCAGCCATTGATGCGGCCGCCGACGACATGACCGTTTCAGTTTTGGTTGAAAATCGAGACATGAACAATTTTGACGTAAATTCAGGCTAATGATAAAAGGAACAGCCACCATAAGGGATATTGATCTTGGCATGATTGCCATGTTGCGGCGGTTGCGCCAAGATGTTAGTCAAGTCAAAATTGGCGTCCATCCCGATGAAGAACAAACCCTTTTGATTATTGCCGGGGCCAATGAATTTGGGGCTACGATAAATCACCCCGGTGGGACACCATTTGTTATAGGTAAAGATGGTAAGGCAAAATTTGTTTCAATTAGTAGGGGTGGGGCGGTTGCTGGTTTCACCAAACCGCATAAGATCACAATCCCGGCCCGTTCATTTATCCGAACCACTATTGATGAAAACCAAGAGGAATATCAAAAAATTGCGGCAACTCTTTTGACAAGGGTGCTTGATGGGAACCTGTCATTATCGGCCGCGCTGGAATTGATTGGCCAAAAAGTTGAATCAGATATTAAAAGAAAAATGGTCACACTGAAAAACCCGCCAAACAAGGCATCAACTATAAGAAAGAAAAAATCCGAGAATCCTTTGATTGACAAGGGTACTTTGTTGAATTCAATCCGTTATGTGGTGGAATAGATGTCAATAAAATCAGTTATCATAAGGCGTCAAAAGGCTGTCCAGCGATCACGGCCCGGGGCAACCGTAAAAAATGGGTTGTATTTAAAAAAAGGAACACCGGCAACGACAACTATCCAAGCACATGTGCAACCCTTGTCACCAAAGGAAATACGTGATTTGCCGCCTGGTCAAAATGCTATCGATTGGCGCAATGTTTGGAGCACAACAGATGATTTGTTAATCGGTGATATAATCACAGTTGGTGGCATTTCATACCGTTTAAAAAGTGCCATATATTGGGAAGAAGGCGAATTTTATCAAGGTCAAGGCTCAAAGGTTTCAGATACAATATGACCATTACAGTCACGACAGATAGAGGTTTGATTTACAATACCATCGGAACATGGCTTGGTGTTTATTCAGGCCTTGGTGTTGATAAGATTGCTTTTTCAAGCCAAGAAGCATCCAGGCTGGTTAAGCCATATGCTTCGGTGATGATTTTGAATCGCGGCATTAAAACCGGGTTTGACGATGTGATCAGCACTTTTGATGTTCCAACTCAAAAGATTCAAAGGATCACCGCCGGCCCCCGGCTTTTAATTTGTCAGATCGAAGTTTTTACCGATCCGGCCACAGAAGCCAACGACACTGAAGCTGATGAAATTCTTGAAAATGCTTTGTTGGCTCTTGGAACTGAAGAAGTTAAAGAGCTATTCAGGGCGGCTAAGATTGGCCAACTAACAGAAACGCCGGTCAACAGGCTTGATGAACAGCTTGGTGAACGGTGGGAACGCCGGGCCCAATCTGATGTTACTTTCAGCTATAGCGGTGAAACTTTTGACGATGGCGCCACTTCCGGCAATTGGGTTGAAACAGTAGAAGCCCCGACAGAAGAAAACGGCAACTTAATAATTAACGAATAGGGAGTTAGAAAAATGACTGAAATTTCTGATGTTGTGAAGGTCACGGTTAATGTTGCTGATACACAGGTCAGCCAAGAAGGGTTTGGAACTCCCTTGATTTTTGCCCCAATTGAACCGGCTGTTTTCTCCGAAAGGGTGAAACTATATATTAAGGGCGGGATTTCCGCCGATTTTTCCGATACCACAAAAGTATATAAGGCCGATGCCGCTATTTTCAGACAAAAAAGACAACCCATATCTATCAAGGTTGGACGGCGTGAAGTTGCTGATGCCTCTTTGACATCAGCCTTAGATCTTATCCTTGCTGAAGATTCTGATTTTTACGAAGTCCTTTCGACTTATCGCCTGGCTGCTGAAATATCTGAAATTGCTGCGTGGTGTGAAGCAAACGGCAAGATATATGGCGCTTGCAATGAAGATGCTGATGTTCTGACGGCTGTTGATACTGACATTGCCAGCCTCTTGAAAGCCAATGCATATGATCGGACACAATACACCTGGCACCATCAGGGCGGTTTAGACGTTACCGGCGCTGGTTATGTTGTGGCAAGTGGCGTGGCCACCATCACGGAAGTTGGCCATGGTCTTGTTGTCAATGATCCTGTCACCTTTTCGAGTTCTTCAGGTGCTTCAATCGATGGCAATAATACGGTTGCAAGTGTGCCAACGGCTGATACCTACACCGTGGCCACCACCGCCATTGATGAAGCTGGCCCGGACACGGTTGATTATTTCGCCAACTACATTTTCCCTGAAGCCGCTTGGGCCTCGTTATTGTTGCCAACTGACCCAGGTTCGTCAACTTGGAAATTTCACACACTGGCCGGGCAAACAGTTTCACCGACTTCAGCATTGAGCCCGGCAGAAGAATCAATTGCGTTGGGCAAAAATGCTAATCTTTACACGAATCTTGGTGGCAGTGGATCGACACAAGAAGGTGTTATGGCAAGTGGCCGGTTCACCGACATTCAGCGTGGGATTGATTGGCTTGAAGCGAGGATTGGCGAAGCCATAACGGCAACCCTGAAAGCGGCATCAGATCAGGGTTCAAAAATCCCTTATACTGACGCCGGGGTTTCAGCTTTTGAAGCGGTCATTGCCAGCGTTCTTGATCTTGGTTTCCGTAATGGCCTTTTAGGGCCGCTTCTTGACGATTCTGGCGATATTTACAGGATACTTATCCCCAAGGTTGCTGACCAACAAGTCAATGACAGAGTGGCCAGGTACTTCCCTGGAATAACCGCAGAGTGTCAGCTTGCCGGTGCCGTGCATAGCGTTGAAATAACCGTCAACGCAACGATATAATTAACAGCTGTTTTTTTCAAAAACATAATAAAATAAAGAGGTTAAACCATGCCCCAAAACGTTGACACAATAGACCCGAAAGAAGTCACTGTCAGTGTGGCCGGAAACGTCCTTGAAGGTTTTGCTGATGCCAAGATTCAAGTTGAACGTGAAAGCGATGCTGTCATTGATGAAGCCGGGCCGGATGGCGATGTTGTCAGAGTGCTATCTAATGATTTTAGGGGAACTATCACCATCACCCTGTTGCAAACTAGCCGGTCAAATCTGATCCTTTCCAGATTGGCCAAAGCTGATGCCCTTTCAGGCAATGGTGTTTTCCCTGTTGTCGTAAAAGATAACCGGGGAAATGATTTGCATATCGGGGCCACAAGTTGGATCCGGAAAGTTGCCCCGGCCGCTTACAGCAAATCTGTTGAAGTCCGGGTTTGGGCCATCAGAACAAGCAACCTAAACACAAACGTTGGGGGTGCCGCCTGATGATCAGCCAGAAGACTTTGACAATCAATAAAAAGCCTTTTGTGATTCAGGCGCTTCCGGCTTCCAAAGGTTTTGAGGCGGCCATTGTTCTTGCCCATATCGTGGCCGGGGCCGCCAATGGCATTGGAAGCCATAAGCGTGATTTTTTTGACACTGACTTCAATATTGGCAGGATTGTTGCGGGTCTTTTTGATCGGCTTGATGCGGAAGGAACCCCGGCTTTTATCAAGGATATTGTTCTATTGAGTGTCATCACCCCCGATCTCGACGGTGATTCTTATGAAGACGAATTTGCCGCTGAGTATGAAACACTTGTTGATCTGGTAACGGCCATTTTAGAACACAACAAACTTTTCGATGTCATAAAAAAAAAGGCGGCGGCGGTTATGGGCCTATTATCAAAACTCCCCACTTAGGCCCGGGGATTCATCCGCTTTTTGTTCGCCCTGTCCGGTGGAGATATTGCACCCTGTATGAAGCAAAAAATCTTTTGTCTATGTTGGACATAATTGACCTAAATCTTTTGATTGATGACGAATTGGAGCGCCAAGAATGATTATCCGTGAATTGATTGCCCGCTTTGGCTTTGATGTTGATGAAAAAGGAGCCAAGCAAGTTGACAAGCGGATTGACGGCATGAAGAAAGGGATTAGCAGTCTCGGAAAACTGATGGGTGTTTCTCTTGGTGCCGCCGGGGCTAAAGCTTTCTTTAAGATGTCCCAAACCGCTGAAAGGGCAGAATTCAACCTCAAGAGAATGGCCGGGACTGATTTTAAGGCATTACGGCAAGAATTCAATCGAATACAGCAAGAGATTGATAAAACACGGGAAGGTGCCAGCAAGGTAATAACCGAACGCCAATTTGATGTTGCTGCCGCTAATTTCCTGAAAGTATTTGGCAAGGGTGAAAAACAGATTCAATCATTTGCCAAGATTTTTGAATTTTCTGCCAAACAAGCGGCTATCACCGGGCAAGAAGTCACTGACATAATTTCTGAAATTCAGAGCGGTATTCAAGGCGGCGGCTTTGATGCTTTTCTTGATCTTCCTGGGTTTGATGTTTTCAGAAAACAATTTCTTGAATTTCAACAAGCGGCCATTGACCCCGGCGACCCCGGCGGCCGCATTGCATTACAGAACAGATTGAAAGCCGTCATTGGCATTGTCACAGAATCAGCCAGAGACCAAAATGAAGAATTAAGAAAGATTCCTGATGAACTTCTTGAAGTGGACAAGGCCGGGGCAAAGACACAAGACACCCTTGAAAAACTGGGGAAAACTGTAAACAATACTTTAACGCCAGCATGGCAGGGATTGAATGTGATCTTGGGTCATACTAATGATTTGTTGAATGCCACAAAGGAAGAACACAAAGGGGCGTTTAAAGAGGTTTCCAAAGACCTATTTCCAGCCGCAACTTCTGTTTTTAGTGCCATTTCCGGTTTCTTAGATCCAAAGCCCCAAGCTATCCCCGGTCAAACTACTCCTGGTAAATCAGGCGACACAATAACGGTTCGAAATACTTTCACAATCCCGAACACTGACCCGCGTGAAGTGGCGAAGATAGCAACTGAAGTGATGAATGAAGGGATAAAGAACGCCAAAAGATCAATTGTCAAAACAGAGGAATAAAACAAAATGGCCGTTTTGGATGTGTTCGGGGCGCCTCTTTTTTTCCTGGCAAAAATTCAACAAGTTGTTGTTGATGCTGTCCTTTCTGAAGAACATGTTTATGATTCAGAAATCACAGAAAGCCCTATTGAAGATGGAACCCCGGTCAGTGACAATCAAGTTCTTTTGCCTGTTATTCTTAATATGGAATGCCGTATTTCTGACGCTACTGCCAATCTTGCCCAATTAAACTATCCCGGGCGATCCACTGAAGCATATAAAGAAATTGTGGCCCTTCAGAAGAAGAAGGAAACAATCACTGTTGTCACCGGCATCAATGTTTATACAAACATGCTGATCAAAAGAATTGGCATCCCCAGGTCTAGCCGTGACGGCAATTCAATTAGATTCTCATTGGTCATGAAAGAAATTCTTGTTGTCGGCGCCGATGCGGCGACAAACCGTGACCTTATCGCCGCAGATGTTCAACACACAGCTTTACCAATTAGCAACAACGGTGAAGTTGCAAAGGTGTCTTTCAATGGCTAGATTCATTATCCCGGTACAGGCGACAACAGACCCTTTCAGCCAACAAGTTGAACTTGATGGCCTTATTTATGACCTTACATTTTTATGGAATGCCCGGGATCTTCATTGGTCTTTGACCATTGGCCGTGAAGATGTGGTTTTGATTGATGAAGTGAAGCTTGTTATCATTGATGATCTTCTTGCCCAATACAATCGGATTGAAGGCTTGCCGCCGGGGACATTCTCAATCGTTGACCTTGATGGCCTTGACCGTGATCCTGATGACACCCTGTTTGGTGATCGGGTCTTTCTGGTTTATGAGGAAGAATCAATTGGCTAATTTTGACAGATCAATAATCATTAAATTTGAGGGGGTGGAAATACCACCTGTCACAGATCATCATGTTCTTTTTGAAATTGACAAAAACGATGGCCTTCAATTCAATCATGGATTGATAACAATCAAAAATTTTCCAAAGATCAGCCGTGAAAAAATTGCAAGGCCACATCCTCTTGATTTCCCCATGGTTGACCCGGTGATCAAGATGTCTTTGTTTGCTGGATATCGTGGCAAGGAAGTTTTGCTTGTTTCTGGCGATGTTCTCAGCGCGATTAATAACAAGCAGGGGCCAACCTGGCTGACAAATATTGAACTTTATTCCGGCCTAAATGATTCTTCAAAAGGTGATGTTCAGGTTGCATTTTCAAAGCCGACAAGCGCGAAGGTCATATCTGATCAACTTCTTGGCCCGCTTGGCATTGATATCAAATACACCCAAGAAGCCCTTGAAATATTGAAGAACAAAAAGCCAAATGATTTTTCAGCTTCAGGGATATCTTCAAAAGAAGCTTCCGTTTTTCTCGGACGTTACGGATTGGCATTCACTATTGAAGAAGGTGGTCAGGGTCTTGTTTATAAATCGAACCGCCCGCGTAACCCGGATGCCGGCAAAACAGATGACAACACCTTCTCGCCACAAAATGGCCTGATCGGAACTCCGCAAATCACTAGGGCTGGAATCAATATCAAATCTCAATTGCGGCCAAGAATAAAGATGTTTGAAAAAATCTTTGTTGAATCAGCCACCACAACCGGCACATTGCAAGGACCAGGCTATGCCCCTGAATATCATGTTGTTGGCATGAAACATGCGGGCGACAATCGCGGTGCTGATTGGTTTTCATCCTTTGAATGTGTCTATTCTTCATTATTTCAGGGGGTTTATTAGATGTCTGTTGATTACGGTGAATTGATCCGTTCTGAAATAGCTGAATATCTTGTTAATTTTCGTGTTTGCTTGCCGGCAAAGATTGAATCTTATGACCCGGACACACACCTTGCGACTGTTCAGCCGTTAATTAAGCGGCGTTTTTATGGCCGACAGAAAGCCGAATTGCTATCGAGCATTAGCAATGTGCCGGTCATTCACCCGCAAAGCGATAATGGTTTGATCCGGGTGCCGATTTCAAAAGGTTCAATTGTCACTTTGATTTTTGCAGATCGGTCAATTGAAAGTTGGATTGCCAGCAACGGAGATCCTAAAGAACCAGGCGACACAAGAAAACATGATCTGAATGATGCTTATGCCATCCCGGGCGGGTATCCAAAACTTAGGGCATGGAAAGCCATCAATCCGGACGCGCTTGAAATAGCTGTAAAGCCAGGAATCAAAATGACTTTTGGCAATGGTAAAGAAGAATTGCTCCAGATTGCTTATGATGCTTTTAGTTCTCTGAAAGATTTGGCCGATCAGCTTTCACAGACATTGGCAGACATGCAAACTGAAACCCATTCGACAACTACTGAAGGAGCTCCAACCGGTGTGCCATTAAATGCCGCTAGTTATGCCGCCACAAAAACAACTGTTGACAGTATTTCAACGGCAGTGAACAATGAACTTACAAAACTTGGGAAAATCAAAGTATGAATAAAGATTTTGCTTATACTAATGACCGGGTAATTGTAAACGGAGATTGGGCCACAGTTGAAGACGGTGACGCGGCCGCTCAACGGATAAAGGACAGGCTTGAAACCTTCATCAAAGAATGGTTTCTTGATCTTTCCTATGGTGTGCCGTACCGGGAAACAATACTTGTGAAAGGTGCAAGGATCGATGTCATCAATGCTGTTCTGAAAGGCGAGATTCTAAAAAGCCAAGATGGCACTTTCACTGAATTTGACATTGAACTTGATTCAAGAACAAGAAAATTGACAGTTTCATATAAATTAAACACAACGCTTGGCGATGTTTCAGGGACGGTGACAATATGAGCTATGGACTTGATGGAAACGGCTTCACAGTTAAACCGTTGAATGTAATTGTTGCTGAAATTGAAGCCCAATATCGGGCGTCCTATGGGGCCGGTTTGCCTCTTGGCCCTGATACTGAAATGGGCAAAGAAATTGCCATTCTTGCTGACAGAGAATCAACGCAATGGGAACTCCAACAGGCTGTTTATAATGCTGCTTATCCAAATTCATCCAGTGACATTTCCCTTGCCAGAATTGGAGAAATAACGGCAATCACTCCCAATGGTGCTACCAATTCTGAAGTTGCCGTTTATCTTGGGGGAACAGCAACAACTTTGGTGCCTGCTGGTTCATTTATTGCGGTTCAAGATGCCGGTGATCAATTCGCTTTGACGGCAGATGTGACAATTGGCGGGTCAAGCAAATCGGTTGTTGCCCTTACCAGAACCGGTGCCATCGTCAGCGCTGAAGTGACCGGCCATGTTGTTGTTGCCGGCCAACGTGTTTTTATTTCTGGCGCTGATCAAGATGAATATAATGGTCTTGTTCAAGTCACTAATGTTGTCGACCCTAATAATTTTGAATATACGATAACAACAACGCCGATCAGTCCGGCCACAGGAACAATCAACATGTTGCCGATGACCGCCGGGAATGCTGAAGCGGTTGACACCGGGCCTGTTGTTGCCCTGGCCGGCACTCTGAATGATATTGTCACATTCGTTGCCGGGTGGGATCAGGTGATTAACGAAGTTGATGCCGATAAAGGCGCGGCCGCTGAAACTGATGCCGCTTTCAGGGCGCGGAGAATAGCCGCCTTGCAAGGTTTGGGAGGGGCAAGGCTTGAAGCTATCAGGGGGAATCTTTTAACAATTGACGGGGTTTCCCAGGCCCTTGTTTTTGAAAATGATGAACTTGAAGTTGATGTTTCTGGCCGCCCTGGCAAGTCAATTGAATGTGTGGTTGTCGGTGGAACCAATCAGGATATATTTCAAGAAATATTTGATTCAAAGGCCGCCGGGATTCAAGCCTTTGGAGATATCAACGGCAACATAGATGACAGTCAAGGAAATCAACACAATATCGGATTTTCCCGGGCTGGAAGTGTTTTGATTTGGCTTGAAATTGATTTGACCACCAACGCTGACTTCCCATCAAATGGCCTTCAGCTTGTTGAAGATGCTGTTCTTGCTTATGGTGATGCTCTGGAAATTGGTGAAGATGTTATTGTCAATCCTGTTTTGATCGGGACTTATGATGATGTTCCAGGGATCACAAACAGCGCGATCAGGATCGGGATTGCCCCCGGGCCAACTCTTGACAATAACATTGTCATTGCTGAAACTGATATTGCCGATTTTGATAGTTCAAGAACAACCATAACGGAATTGCCATAATGACTATCGAAGAAATTGATGACCATGCCGAACAGATAAGGGATAGATATCCTGACCGGTACAGAACGGCGGCAAATCATCAAAAATTAATTGATATCTTTGGCAGTCGTTTTCAGGAACTTGAAACGCAACTATTTAAAATTCTCGATGAACGCCATCTTTCTGTTGCTGTTGGTGTTCAACTTGATGGCCTTGGCCAGATTCTTGACCTTGAAAGGGAACTTGGTGAATCTGACGAATCATATAGGGCCCGCCTTGTTGGTCGTACAGGGGAGCTTTCTAAAAGCGGTGAAATGGAAAACCTGATCACTTCTTTTTTGACGTTAAGCCAGGCCACATCTGTTTTTGCCTCTGATTTTTATCCCGCCGGGGTTTTATTGGTGGCATTGACTGACATCGATGCAGAAGATCCCGCAATCGATCAGGCCATCATTGATCAGATGGCACTTGTCAAAGCTGGCGGCATAAAATTAATTTTGGAATTTGCTCCTGAAACAGACTATTATGAATTATCAGATGTCTCAGAAGTTGACGGAAGCAATAACGGGCCGATAAGTTCAACCAATGGCCTCGGTGATGAATCTTTAACTGAAGGCGGCGGCCTTGCAAGGGTGATAACATGACAACTAAACCTGACTTGATTAAATGGGTAACTGATGACGGAGCGGCCAAGATATCAGATCCGGGATCGACCAAGAAGCTTGCCGGGTTTATTTATAAAGAGAAGGTGGCCTCTCAGTTTTTAAACTGGATGTGGAATAGAGTTAGCAAGTGGTTTCTTGGCCTTCAGGGCTCTTATTATGATATCGTGATAGGGTCAGCGGCACAGGTCACAGCATTTGAAGCAACACATGTTATGGCTGATCTGATAGATGCTCTGGCCGTGGCAGGGTCAAGGATTCTTATTCTTGACGGAACCCACACCTTGCTTGGCAACCTTTCTTTAACCAATGACGATCTAAAAATAAAATCTGAAAGCCCGCTGGCCATTCTCGATGTTTCGACTTTCACCGCCACCTTTTCCGGGGCGCGTGATTTTATCTTATTGCGAGTAATCAACTCCGGGGCCGGTGACATCATCGTCAGCGGGGCCGGGGCTGTTTTTGCAGGAATTGATATCCCGATTGCAAATGTTACTGTTAGTAATGGTGCAATTGCCGAGACAAGTGGAGATACAGGAGGAATAAAACAGACTGAATTTATTGGCAGATTAACTGGAGCACACACGCTAACTACGCCAGAATTGTTAGCAAGCTTGAGCGCAGATACTAGTGGTTGGGTTACTCATGACAGTACAACTTTATCCACTGCGAAGGCTACGACAGCTATACTATCCATAGTGCTTTACGCTACTGTAAATGGAAATGCTTCCGAAGCCCAAGCATGGTTGCGTGAAACAGGATCAGCATTAGCTCAAGATGACGCTACATTGAAGGCGCAAGCTTATACAATAATTGAGCATACAGGAATAGTTAACTCTTACCAAAGATCGACTGTCCAAGTTCAAGTAAGTTTAGACAGCAATCAGGATTTTGATTATCTCTTTGAAGGTGTAGGTACTACAAAAACATGCAAGATATATCTTGTCGGATATATTACTTAATAAAGGCTGGATAACAATGGTAAAAAAAACAATATTAATTCTCTTTCTCTGCTTTCTATGCGGTTGCTCTGGCAAGCACTTTTCTAAATTCACACCTAAAGATTATGCTTATCAATTGGCCGGGACGATAGCCACTGGGGTCGACTGGAAACAGACGCGAGGCTTTGAAAGTCGTGGACGAATCGAGCAGAATCCAATTCTAGGCGAACGTCCATCACAAGCAAAAATAAATACCTTGATCCCATTTGGTATAGCTTGTCAATGGTTGACAGCATGGGCGCTACCGGTCGAAGCTGAAATTTTTGGTTTTAGATATAACCCAAGAAGAGTGTTTCAGATTGGGATTATTGCCAGTGAAGGTTGGGCGGTTAATCATAATTATCATGCTGGCGCCAGTATTAACTTTTAAGGGTATAAATCATGTCAAAAATATGGCCAGCAACAGACTTGACCGGCGGTGGTTTCGGGGCCATTGATGCAATTGATGGCGATCTCCTTGGTGATGAAGATGGCGCTATTGTCATTGATCCCGGAACAAAGATTTTCTATCATTACACTCTTGATGCTGATTATTCAGGGCCTGTTTCTTTCCCTGATCAAATTCCCCCTGCTATAAATCCCGGAACAAAGATGTGGATATTGATTCCGGGGCCAGCAAGAAATATTAATTTCATTTCTTTTAATATTAATCCAACCGGAGTGCCAACGGATGAAGGCACCCTTTCTTGGAATCATGAAGATTACACGGCTAATCTTTATACCGGTCTTGGTCCAGTATTACAGGTAGGCCAGGAAACGTATATTTTAGTTTATAATGATACCGGCATTGAAATCCCAAATGGTACACCGGTATCTCCAGTGGGACAGATTAATGGTCGTCCATCGGTTGCCCCATGTCATAGTGATACGCATGAGACTATTGCTAGACCTATTTATGTCACAACCATGCTTTTACCCTTAGATGATGGAGAGGGAGGGCCAGCGCTAGGTATAGCAACCAGTAGTGGTTATGTTAGGGGAATTGACACAACACCATATATTTTAGGCACTGAAGTATGGATAGCTCCAGAAGGGGGGCTGACAAGCACTGAGCCAGAATTCCCTAATTACCCTATCCGCATTGGTGGGGTTACTAAATCTGGGGAGCTTGACGGAGAGATATTTGTTCAACTTGGCGGGACAGTTAATGATACTCTTTCTAATTTTCATAATGGCACTTTTCGAGAGTCCTTTGATTTTAGAGTGATTTCGAGTGGCACAGTAATAACAGGGGTACTGACCCCATCTAATGGTCATCCTGATATGACTATGATGTTCAGTGATGGGTTCACAATGCTCGACACTGATCCAAGTGCGACTATTGTGCTAACTCCCGGAACTGATACAAACCCACAAGAGAACTTCGTTTACATCCCCAAGAGTACCAAAGTTCTGACAGTAAGCACATCAGATTGGCCCACTACAGAACATATAAGGATCGCTGATGTGTATGTACAAAGTGCTGCTGGTGTTTTAGATCAAGGCGCTGCCAAAAATCGTAACTGGAACGATCATGTAATGAGCACCAGCAACAATCAGGGGCATTTGGCTCATATGGGTCAGAGGTTTAGGTCACTGTCTTCTGATTGGGATTCGGGGGTTGAAGCTACTTTAACGGGTACCCCAACTAATGGCTACATTGCAACCACGGCTGGCAAGGCTTTCCAGCAACATTTACAGACAATGCCAGCTACTGAGATGCCTACTGATGCTATCCATATTATCAACGACCCGACAACTCCCTTCAAGCCAGTTACAAACTTAAATACTATCACCGAAGACTCAGAAGGCAATTCTCTCAATAACAAATATTTTAGCATTGTAGTATGGGCAATTTGTAACAAGACGGGGGAAGAGTCCCATCTTGTTTGCAACTTACCTAGTGGTGGTTATACTGTTTCAGAAGCAACGGCTATAGCGGATGCCGCTGCCTATACGAATTACACCATCCCAAAAGTATTTAAAGGTGTTGCTTTCCTTGTAGCAAGATTCACCATGAAATTGAGCGGAGGAGGATTTACATATTCTGCGGTAACAGGATATCAGGATCTTAGGGGATTTATCCCAAATTCTACTGCTGGTGCTGGCGCTGGAAGTTCTGGTATAACCACGTTTCTTGGTCTTGTTGACACCCCAAGTTCTTATGTGGGTCAGGCACTAAAGAGGCCCCAAGTGAACGCGGGTGAAACTGCGATAGAATTTGTGAATGGATTCAACACCCAAAACCTTGGCACAATATTATCTGCCAAGACGATAAACGCAACCGACTTCTCCACCATAACCGGGGACTTTACCGCATCGTTCACCGCCACCTTTGAGGGCTTCACGGCATCAAGAAAATCAGTTCTTCTTCACCTTGTGGTATCAGGCGGTGGCGCACCTACAATCACAATAGCCGGGTACACTTTTAAATTTATGACCACGGCAAACCTTACATCTATGGCGGATGGAACTTACCAAGTTGTCGTTAATAACCCCAAGACAGACGGAAATGCCTTTGTCTATGTTAAGTTGGCTCCATAATGGAACATATTGACGAAATAGCTGAGATGATGGTTGAGGATGCTGGTGGTGGTCTTGGGCCTGATGATGTGCTGTATCTAAGGTCTGATTCAACGGATGGGAGCCAAGACTTCACAGGATTAGACCTTGGCCCGAATAGCTACGGAATAACTCATGGTGGGAGTTCTAATCTAATACGGCATGAAGCAACAGGGTTAATCGCTGGCTATGGTGATACATCTATTTACAATCCAGATCAAGCGGATGTTTTACTTACTGCGCCGGGAGGGTTAGACTTTGTTTTTACTGGTGATTTTACAATAGGGTTCTGGTTCCGTTTTGACGCCCCTCCATTCGGGACATCTGCAAAGCATATAGCGGGCAATTCAGTTACTGGCCCCCGTTGGATAGCTTATGTCAGCGGGCAGAAAATCAGGTTTTTCAATGGCGCAAGTGGATTGTTCTCTTTCCAGGGAACGACACTTATCAATGACACAGACCCGCACTATTATTGTGTGGATAGGTTTGGCACTGACCCAAACAATATTAGCATATCCCTAGATGGTGTTATCGAAACCACTCTGTCAAATAACAATACGATTGGGTCTGTTAGTGCGATAGATGGGATTAACTTCATGGCTTTACCGGATAACAGCTTACCGTTCCAAGGTTCAATGGATGGTTTCAGAATCTCGAACGGCACATCATTGTACCAGAACGCTAACTTTGCACCTCCCACAACGCCACCGATTTAAGGGGAAACAATGACGATTAAAAAAGACACA